GCTGACGTTCTAACCTTGAACACCACACCGATTGAGATAGTTGCTGCTCCGGGGGCTGGTTACGCTATTGAGGTTATAAGTGCCTCAATGAAGATGGTTTACAATTCGGCTACCTACGCCACAAATACCACTCTTGAATTGATAACTGCTGGAGCGACAGACTCACAAGCATCAACTGTTATTAAGAACTCAGCATCAACAATTAGACGGTTTGCGGATGCCACAACTTTAGGCTCTGCAACGGCAACTCAGTTAGTTGAAAATGCCGCGCTTAATGTAACCGTAGCAAGTGGCGACCCAGACTCAGGAGATAGCGACATGACCGTTTATGTTACTTACCGAATCATAAATCTGTAAGATGGCTACAAAGGTTGCGATAGAGGTAGACGTTAAAACTGGTGAAGCTAGTGACGACATAATAGCGTTAAGAGAAGAACTTGAGAAAGTAAAACAGACTCAGGAGAAACTCAGCAACGAAATGAAGACTGGCTTCGATGCGGCAGAGAAAGGAGCAAAGGGAGCAAGTAAAGGAATGAAAGGCTTTGGAACTTCAATAGGTGGAGTTCTCAAGTCTTTGGGTCTTATTGCTATTGCGGCAGAGGTCTTTATTTTCCTCAAGGAGTTGTTAATGCAGAATCAAGTTATTCTTGACGCTTTTAATGTTGCGACAACGGCTTTGCAGATTCTTTTTCAAAAACTATTTGAAAGGGTTACGGCATTAGCCGAACCGATGAAGGCGGCTTTCTCTGACCCTAAACAAGCGGTTCTTGACCTTTGGGAAGCGATAAAAGAAAACATTGCAAACAGAATAGAAGGACTTGCCAACCAGTTTACGGCACTTGGCGCAATTATTCAAGGCGTTTTCGATAGAGACTTAGACGCGATAAAAGAAGCCGGGAAAGACTTTGCAACGGCAACTATTCAGGTAGCTACTGGCTTAGATGAGGTTCAACAAGCGGCGGCAGTTGATGGCTTAAAAAACTTTGCGGTTGACGTAAAAGAAGCAACGGTAGCGGCAGTTAACCAAGCTGATGCACTTGTGAAACTTCGCAATGAGGTTAAGCTACTGGAAGCCGACCAACGGGCTTTGATTTTAGTACGACAAAAGGAAGCGGAAGACCAAAGGCAAATTCGGGACGATATATCTCAGACACTTGCTGACAGAATAGCGGCTAACGAGAAACTCGGAGAAATCCAAGCAAAGCAATTAGCCGAAGAAACTGCGATAGCAAACAAGAGAATTGAGTTAGCAGAAAAAGAACTCGCACTTGATAAAAACAACATCGACCTACAAGTTGCGCTAAAAGATGCAAAGACAGAACTCTTTGACATTGAGGAAAGAATCGGAGGGCAAAAGTCGGAACAACTAACAAACGAGAAGGCACTCGAAAAAGAACTATTCGACCTACAAACAGAACTCGCAAAGGTTGGGAAGGAAAACCGAGAACTTGAACTCCTTGAACTTGAACAATATTACGCGGCTCTTGAAGAACAAGCCCGACTGGCTGGAGACAACGCCACCGACATCGAAGGGGCAAAGCAAGATGCACTCGCAAAACTCCGTAAGAAGTTCCGAGACGAGGACGTTGCGGCAACTATAAAAGCGGAAAAAGATAAGTCAAAGGCAAGAGAGGCTGGTTTATCAGTTGCTGGTTCGGTATTAGATTCGCTGGGTCAATTAGTAGCATTAAGTGGAGACCAATCAAAAGAAGCGGTTGCAATTCAAAAAGCGTTTGCGGTTGCTCAAGTAGCGATTGATACTGCAAAGGCTATATCTGCCGCAATAGCTGGAGGTACTCAGGCTGGTGCTCAAACTGGAGTTGCCGCGCCAGTAACTACTCCGATATTTATTGCTTCAATGATTGCGACAGTATTAGGTTCGTTGGCTCAAGTCGGAACTATATTAGCAACCGTTCCCGGTGGGGGCAGTCCATCAATCCCAAGTTCTTCAAGCGTTCCTCAATCATCTGCACCAAGTATAGATTCTGTTTCAACAAACACAACAGAACTCGGAGGAGCAGACCAAGCACAACTCGCACCAATTCAGGCGTTTGTCGTGGAGACAGAAGTAACGGGAAATCAGAACAACGTAAACCAAATAGAATCACAAGCAAATTTCGGATAATGGAAAAACTACCAGTAATATATTTAACAATTGATGACGACCACGACACGGGTCTTGATGCAATCTCACTTGTTGACCGTCCAGCCATAGAGCGTAACTGGATGGCTTTTAATAAAAAACAAAAGTTCGCACTCAACGAAGAGAAGAAAATAGTAAGCGGAATTTGTATGACTGCCGATTACCCTATCTACCGAAAGGACGAGGACGAACGGGAGTACTATGTAGTCTTTGATGCTGACTCAATTCGGAAGATTGCCTACAAGTTTATGAAGGAAGGCAAGACAAACGCGACCAACTTAGACCACGAGACAGAAGTGGACGGGGTGTTTATGTTTGAGTCTTTTCTAATTGACGATACAAAGCCAACGCCTAAAGGTTTCGACAAAGCACCGAACGGCTCTTGGTTCGTTTCTTATAAGGTTGACAACGATGAAGTTTGGGCGCAAGTAAAGGACGGCACGTTTAACGGCTTCAGCGTTGAGGGCGTGTTTTCCGAGTCCCGACAAATGGACGTTGACAAAATGATTATAGAAGAAATCGAGAAGGCTCTAAAATAAAGGGTTGAGGTCTTTAATTTGTAGGTTATAACAGTCGGCTTTAAACACCCAACCGTTAACGTCTAGGTCTCCTTTGCTTACAAAGTCTGCAAGTTCGTAAAACTTGACCGGGTTAATATAGCCAAGCAACCAACCTTTAGATAAGTCTTTAAGTATTCGAGTGAATAGATAAAAGTTGCATTGTTGAGTAGTGTTAAAATTGGCTACCGTTGCTAAATAATGAGGTTGCGGCTTTACGTTGGTTTGTTTAGACTTCACATCTATTTTATGACCGTCAACAATTAGGTCGAAATCGTAAGTTGAATTGGTATCAACAGACCGCTTTCTTTCTTTAAAATAGTCGGCAGTTATCACCTCTCCGATTGCTCCGAATTTGTTACTCCAGCCTTTACTTATTGAGTTGTTCAACTCGTCAAAGTCATAAAGTTCTTGCGCTCTTTTTCTTTGCTCTTCGCTTATAATTATCTCGACCATATTACAAGGTACGAATCTAAGTGGCACAATTCAAAACAATTGCTATTTACAATAAAAGCAACCTTATGAACATTTCAGAAATTGTCGGGGCAAAACTTCCCGAAATCAAAAAACTATTGTTCAGCGAGACAACCGAAGAGGCTTTCGTTGATGCTAAACTTGTTGACGGTACTATTATTCGTTACGAGTCTTTAGAAATCGGAGCGACTCTTTCCGTAGTTGGCGAAGATGGCGAGATTGTAGCAGCACCTGACGGGCAACACGAACTAGAAAGCGGTGAAGTAGTAAGAACCGAAGAGGGCGTTATCGTTGAAGTTCTTGAGCCTGAAGCTGAAGAAGTTGAAGAGGAAGCAAAGGACGAAGAAAAAGAGGAAGAAATGAGCGCAGAAGTTCCATCGTTTGATGCTGACTCTTTTAAAGAGGACATTTTGGGAGCAGTATCTAACCTTATCAAATCTGAGATTGATGCGGCTTCATTCGCAAAGAACGACAAGGTGAGCGACATCGAGAAAGCGGTTAGTCTTATGACAGATATTGTTGAGAAGATGGCAGCTACTCCAAAGGAAGCACCGTCTAAGAAGGTTGCTAATCCTTTTAACAAAGGAACTGACTACTCAGAACTAGCTTCTAAGATTAGCGCAGTAATGCAGAAACAAAACAAATAAACTTATAAACTTATAAAACCTTAAAAAATGGCTTTAGATTTAACTGGGCTAACCGCCTATATAGACGAACAATCTTTTCCGATGGTGACAAAGAGTCTCATTGGAGGAAGAACGGCTTCAATGCTAACACCTCAAATCGGAGTGAAAGGCAAAACAAAAATTAACCTACTCGATTCTGACGTGGTGATGCAAGACGGCTCAGGTTGTACTTGGAATGCTCTTGGTGATGTTGACTTGACTCAAAGAGAAATTGATGCGAAGCAAGTTAAAATCAATATGGAGTTCTGTCCAAAAGACTTGAACGCTTATTACTGGAGGACACAAATGCCAGCGGGAACGCATCAAGAGGCTTTGCCTTTCGAAGAGCAGTTTGCTAACTACCTTGTTGAAAAAGTTCAAGACGAGATAGAAAAGGTAATTTGGGGTGGTAACTTTGCTACTGGAGTTGGTAACTTGGGAATGTTTGACGGGCTTTTGATTCCAACGGCTTCTTTCACGGATGCTAATGCGGCAACTGGTTCTTTCCCAACACCGCTTACTACTGGTTTGAGTATCTCAAACATCTTAGAAGCAATTGAAAGAATCTACGTTGAAACTCCAAGCGCGGCAGTTGCTCAGTCAGACTTTAAAATCTTCTTAGGAACTGATAAATTCAGAACTCTTGCAGCGGCTTTGATGAACGGAAACGGTCTTTCTTCAGCTGGTGGTCAACTTAATAACTACACTTCAGACTTCGACCCACTAAGACTTATCTTTCCGGGAACAAACATCGAAGTAGTTGGTGTTGGTGGTCTTGAAGGATTCAACGCGGCTTACGGAATGTCAATGGC